ACAGCGACAACGGAACTAACTCCGTAACAGTTATCGGCCCAGCGTCTACGGGTGACGTAACGCTTACACTACCGTCAGCGACAGACACGTTAGTGGGTAAGGCGACGACAGATACGTTGACCAACAAGACGCTGACATCGCCAGTGCTGACGACCCCTAGGATTGCAGACGATGGCTACATCGCTGATGGTGCGGGCAACGAACAGTTGGAGTTTGTTCAGACTACCGACGCAACAGACTTCTGGTCGATGACTAACGCGGCAGCAGGTAGCCCCATTCTTCATCTCGAATGTGCTGGCAGCGATACAAATGTGGCAGCAATCATCAAGCCGAAAGGCACTGGCTACATTTCGTTTGACATGCAGCACGCCGATGGCGAGGTGCGCATCATGGGTACAAGCGGCGCTTCAGCGAAGCTTGCGCTCATCGCAAACGCCGCAGGTGGCAATGATGACAAGTGGGTTATTGATGCCGCCGATGGTGGCGTGCTCGCCTTCCAGAGCAAGATATCTAGTTCGTACGTTGACATTCTTGAGATTACGCCCAACTCCACAGCAACAAGTTCAGAGACTGCCATAACGGGCTCTCTTGAGCTAAACAGTGGCACTGCGGCGGTGCCCGGTGCCGGTGTTGGCAACGCTGCTTCCATAAGCTTAAGTGTCGCGAAGGTAAACGACGAGATAGTTACGACAATCCTCGTTGACATCGCAGGGCTTCTTTCAACTGGTACAATCGATCGTGTCCTGAGTGACTCTGGCGAGACAACAGCAGCCTACCTGACACGGATAACAACTGCCGTAAATGGCATTGTCTATCGGGCAGAGATGGCGTGTATTGAGGAGCCAGCCGTTGCCAGTGGAACGCTTGTGGCTGACATTGACTTGGTTGCCAACGACCAAGCAACCTTGGGTGGGGCCGAGGACTGGGATGATACAACAGGCGGCGCAGAAAGCACGTCCCTTATTGCTGCTGGGACAACCTGGGAGCCGGGCATGTGCGGTTACACCGCGTCGATGAAAGACATGATAGATTTACCCACCCAGTATCTGTACCTTTCGTGCGGTGCTGGAACGTCAGCCAACTCCACTGTTTACAGTGAGGGTAAGTTCATCATCAAATTGTACGGAGCAAGTTTCTAGCCAGGAGGTAGATATGACCGAGGTAGAAGTAGCAGCAAAGATTTTAGCCTATCGGCAGACCGGTAAATGTGACGACGTGAAGCTCAAGAAGCTCGCTGACGACAACCCCGGTGCACCAAGGTACACGGTTGCCCGCCTCTACCTGAAGCCTGCCAAGAAGAAGGCTGCGCCAAAGAAGAAGACGGCCAAAAAGAAATGAGCCCCGATGACATAAAGAAGGTGCAGCAACTCCTCGTTGACCTGCACTTCAACCCGGGACCAATCGACGGCATATACGGGCCGAAGACACGCCGTGCCCTTGACGCTGCCACCGGGCGTAACGTCGAGGCCATTGCACCCGCACACCTTGAAGGCGTGGACGTCTCAAGCTACCAGGGTGTGATTGACTGGCAGAGGGTGGCCAACGCTGGCATCAACTTCGCCTGGGTGAAGTGCTCCGAGGGCACCACACACAAGAACAAGCGGCGGCAACAGAACCTCGATGGTGCGCGGGGCGCTGGCATCGCTGTCGGTGGCTATCACTTCGCCAGACCAGACACCTATCAACGGCTGAACATGGAGGATGCGAGGCGCGAAGCTAAGAACTTCTTGAACTGTTACGGCACTGCTCAACCAGACGACCTGGTGCCTGCGCTGGACCTGGAATCGGGCCTGTTAAAAAATGACCATGATTATAATCTAATGTGGGTGCTCGAATGGGCAGCGACTGTCGAGGATGCCCTCGGCGTCACACCGATAATTTATACCGCACGGTGGGCCTCAACCAGCCGCATCCTGCGTGCGTCCAGGGAATTGCTGGACCGGCTTGCTGAGTTCCCGCTATGGTGGGCCGAGTACAGGTCAGCTAAGACCGTAGCGCCAACCAAGAACCTCGCCCCGTGGAGGGCGTGGGACTGCTGGCAGTGGACCGGAGGCGGCGAGGTGGCTGGAATCAAAGGGAAGTGCGACCGCAACCGCATGAAGGCGGGCTCATTGGACAAGCTGAAGGTGAATGCATGAGGCAGCTACTCAAGTTTTGGCCCGTTGTGGTGGGCGTCATTGGTGCGTTGGTGTGGTTAGTCAGCGGCTCAATTGAGCTGGGTGAGATGAAGTCAGAGGCCAAGCACCAGAACGCAAGTGCGGCAGAGCAGCGGGTAGACCTCCAGGAGGAGGACGTCCGCATCCACAAGCGCATCGACTCGACAGACAAGAAGGTCAGCCGACTACGAAAGAAGGTTGGCTCCACGTCAGAGACCGTAATCAGGATCGAGACGAACCAGACCACCATCATTAGAAACCAGGACCGCATACTGAAGAAGCTGGAGAAGTAATGTCTAAAAAAGAAAAGAAACCTCTCTACAAATCCCTCACGGTACAGTCATCTATCCTGCTGGCCGCGCTCATCATCGCGCGTGCCTTCTTCCCGGAGCAATTTAGCGATGAGTTGTTTTCTACCCTACTTGCAGTTTTTGGTTTGGGTGCAGGCATTGGCCTTCGACGCGCTCTTCCGCTTGTTGTGGCGTGCCTCATTCCGTTTAGTGCAATGCATTGTGGGCCTTCGGTTTGCCATCGTGCAAGCATTGTGATCACAAAGCACCCAGAGCTTCCGAAGCCGGCGGGCACCATCACCGTCAAGTGTGATGGCAAGGACAAGGCCGTCATCGTCACCAAAGAGGTTCTCAAATGAGCCCTGAACAAGTGGTGGACGTGCTCATCGCGAGCATAGAGAACCACGCACGGCAGCACCTGCCCAGCTACGTGAAGGCCAACTGGATTGGCGCGCTTGCCGATCTCATTGGACACGGTCTCAAGAAGGCCCTGGTGAAGGTCATCGAAGACATCACCATCACCCGCATAGAGTCGGATACCGCAGAGATCGTGGACGAGCGGGAGGACTAGATGCCCCTGCGCAAAGGCTCATCTAAGTCAATCATCAGCGCCAACATCCGCGAGCTGGTTAGGAGTGGCCGTTCACAGAAACAGGCCGTGGCCATCGCCATGAACAGGGCGGGCAAGAAAAAAATGAGCAAGGCTGAGGCACGTAAATCAGCCGCAAGGAACCTCCGTGGCAGGCTAAAAGGCTGAGTTCATAATTCCTTCTTGACAGTCGGTTGCCACCATGTTGACCTGTTCGGCATGAACATCATTAGAGTGCTAACTGAGGCTGGATATCCGGCTGTCGGTAGGGTCGCTGGCACTGATCCTATCAGGAATCTACCCTGTCCCGTTGTGCCACACAGGAATCAAACGACCAGCACGGGCCCCGCGATGGTGTACCCGCCCGGATGCAGCGGACCCGACGACCCGGGAACCCTGACCTGTCGCAACTGTGATCAAAGTTGGAGCACCAACCAACTCGCAAGCGAACTGGCCGTCACCGAAGAGGTGATGCGGGGTCACGAACGATACGTCCCCCCACGGCAGCTATCTGTGCAGCGCGAGAGAAAGGCAAGGTCTATCGAGCCTATCGAGATGCAGGACGTGTGGATAAAGGCACAAGCAACAGCACCTCAGTCCAGGTTGGCATTCGAATACTTCAAGCGTCGGTGGCACAACAACGGGTTGGCCGACACGGCGATACAGTTCATTGGGTGGACCAGCGGCTTCAAGCAGGACTACTGGAGACAGAGTAAAGAGCACCTACTTCTGGTGCCGCTCTATGATGTTCATGGTTCAGTGGTCAGCGGGGTCAGGCGCTTTGTCGGTCGTGGCAAAACGAAGGTCAAGTCCCTGCGCCTGTCGAACGAAGCCGTTGGTCTGCCTTCTGGTTCTCATGTCTGGCTCGGTGACCCGCCGCCAGCCGCAGCAAACCTTTGCAAGGGCAAGGTGCTCTATGTAGCGGAGGGAGAGATAGACACGCTGCTCCTGATGTGCATGAGGGAGCAGGGTCTGATTGAGGGCGGTGTCCTTGGGTTCCAGGGTGGCGTGGGCCCGGGGTGGTGGGACGCTACAGCCGAAATCATCGAGGAGCCGCCCGCGTCTGTCGTGATGGTTATGGACTCGGACGCTGCGGGTGACAGGTACTGGCAACGCTCAGCACAAGCCTTCCCGAATGCCCAGCGGGTCATTCTTCCAGACCATGACGACCTGACCAGTTGCATCCAACGCTTCGGCGTAGGGGAGGGACTGTCCTCACTCAATGCGGCGGCGAGGTGCCACCAGAAATTCTACCGGCTCGACAACGGCAAGTTTGCCTACCTCGCCGGGGACATCTGGTACTCTGCGGTCGGTCGCCAGACGCTGACGGCGAGGCTGAGGGCAGCGGGCTTTGATGCCGACGCAGCACAGGGCATGGCCCAGGCGCTGCCGCCCGCCAGAGATATCATCTTCGACCCGAACTCAACGCAGCCCGTTGTCCTTGCCCGGGGCAACGTGTGGCTGAATCAGTTCAGAGGGCTCCCGCTAAGCGCCAAGGCCGGCGACCACACCAAGTACGTGTGGCTGGTCCACCGCCTGTGCAATGGCAACAACGAAGCATACGAGTACGTCATGGATTGGATCGCCAAGCCACTGCAATCCCTGTACACGGGACGAGGCGCATACCGAAACCTGACAGCGCTCATATTCCACGGCGCTCAGGGCTCAGGCAAAGGGTTCCTCTGGGGGCCCAACGGTATGATGAAGGCCATCTACGGCAAGATGATGACCGAGGTCATGCAGGAACAGCTCGAAGACAAGTTCGCACCAGCATCGCTGACCCAGTCACTCCTGCTCAGCGCGAACGAGGTGGCATGCTCAGGTTACCGAGACGCCAAGACTCTCAATAAGCTCAAGGCCTGGATAACTGAGCCCACAATTCAGGTGCGCCGGATGAACAAGGTGGGAGAGGAGTTCCCCATTTGGTTCAACATGGTACTTCTCTCCAACGATGACATGCCGATTCGTCTGGAGCCAACTGACAGACGGTATAGCGTCTTTTGTCAGGACGAAAAGCTCGAACCCGGTGTCATATCGACTATGGTGGATGAGCGAAATGCCGGGTGGCCCGGGGCTCCAGCGTTCCTGCACTACCTACTACAGAGGGAAATCAAGCGCGACCTGGCCGTACCCTTCCACAACCTGGAGAGGGATTGGCTGCTGGATGCATCCAAGCCAAGCGAGCAGCAGTTTGCCGAAGCAATATGTGAGTTTGGTGTTGATGGTCTGATGAGGGATTGGGTTGAGGCCGTGGGCGACAAGCGCCAGGGTCCCTTCACGGATGCCAGCGCAGGGTTTATGGGGAGCGCCCACCTTCACGAGGTGTACGAGTTCTGGTGCAGGCAGCACGGCATCCACTACCCGGTGCGCTGGCCACAGCTCAAGAACTCAATCCTAAAGCACGTCCCCGGCACCAGGGCGCACGGCGGGTTCCCGCTGGGCAACACAAAGAAGCGGGGCATCGTCAAGCTTCCGATGGGTGGCAAGAAGAACCTTACGCTCATGCTACCAGGCTAGGTGGCGACTCCGGCCACTCTGGCGGCAATGATTTTAGCCTGGGCGTCGCAGGCTTGCGGTGACTTGGGGTGCTCTTGGGCTGGAGGCTCGTGATGCGTGCCTCGTTCGATTGCTTTTCGTCTTCCGAGGCTGGTAAGAACCGCCGACGAACAACTGTCGCAGATATCCTGTGGGTTTGCTGGCTCTGGCTCATTGCCCTCGTCCCAAATCTTGACTCGTCGCCACCCGTCCGGGGCGGTCGAGCGGTCAGTGTAGACTGACCTCCTGCAATTGTCACATTTGTACTTGGCTACTTTTTCCTGCACGCTTGTCTTTCTCTATTCTTGCCTGCCCATCCACCATTCTCCCACAAGGTCGAGGAAGTCGTCCAAGCTTAGTGTGACGAGCGCATCTTCCCTGTTAGCCCGGGTGACAGCCAGTGGAATCTTACCCTTGGCACAGTCACCCGTTGCCTGCTTGTACGCAGCCCTGATGTTGGGTCGCTTCATGCGCTTCGCCTCTACCCAGAACACCGGACAATCCACGTCAGCCATCTCCGCGCCACGACACTGGAGGCCCCGCTTTACTGGGGCCCCCGGCATCGCGTCACGAAACAGGTGAACCAACTCCCTCTCGAAGTCGGCACCCTTTTTTCTGGCATAGGAACCAGAAGGCATCAGTTGATAATCCTCGAGCCGTCGTCATCACGAACTGCCATGACATGCGTCGCCTCGACAGCGCCGGCCATCCACGTCAGTTCGCCGGTAAGAGACATGAACTCAGACAACTCCTCCGTTGGGATGTTGTGCTCCTCTTCGAGCACCTTCTTCATCTCAACGAGGGCACAGGCAAGCCTGTTGATAACCTCGTTCATTCGAACCTGAGGTGTGTCGTACTTGCCATTAGAAGGGGAGGATGTCATTTTTTATGATCTCCTTCTTTGCCGCAACAACAACCTCGTCCACGGCGGGCGAGTCCTTGCCAATGCACCTGTCGATGTAGATGTTTTCGAAATCACCCTTCGTCTTCTTCGTCACCTTGACCTTGATGTCCAGCAACAGCTTGAGGTCGAAGTCGCTGAGCTTGGGTGGCAAATCCACACCACATGCGGCGATGTCCTTCTTGAGGAACGACATGTTCTGGGGGTTGCCCAGCATGTTCCTCTTGAAGAGCCACCGTCCCTCGTGCGGACCGCTGTCCACCACCAGAACCCAGTTCAGGTAGGGGTTGCCCGCCTTGCTCTCGCGAAACTCCACCCGGTCAACGCAACACACGTAAGGTCCGTCAGGCACAGGAGCATAGTCCGTGCCGCTGTCGGCCTCATCCACGTTGGCATCAGCCCAGCTTGTGTCGAGCGACTCCCAATTGATTGTTGAATCAGACATCACCGTTCTCCTTTTTCTTTTTCTTTCCGCTGAACGCTAACGACAGAGCATCGTAGTTCAACGGGAGTGTTTCGGGAAGCTTTCCCGTTCTGTCACCGGCTACCCACTTGGTGGACGGCTTGGTTCGTAGCACTCTGGTCCCGTCAGGCTCCACGTCAGCGAAGAGCAGAAGGTCACTCATGCTTTCTACCACGATGCGTGGGCTGTTGGAGAGGTTCATCGCAAAGGTCTTGTTCGTACCGGTGCGTGTCTCCTCCTCGACCACCTTGGTGTGGCTGATGATGACCAGCCCCATCTTCCCTCCGTCCTTGGTCCGCAGGGTCCCGAGCTTGGCAAGCACACGCTTGAACTCGCTCTTGACCATTGAGAACCCCTTGCCATAGCTGGCGTCCGACGGGTGTGAAATGCCAGCCAGCCCACAGACATGCTTCTCGCACAGGTCATACAGGATGTCGACGGTGTCAACCACAAGCGTCTCCACATGCAGCGGGTCTCTTGCCAGCACGGCACAGAGCTTGGTGAAGTCTGCCCAGTTACCGATAGGCACCTGGTAAACCTCCAGAAAGTTCAGCCCCGGTTCCGTCGCTGCGAACAGCGCGTTAGGGAACTGGCCTGCGAACGTGCTCTTGCCAATCTTCGGCTGGCCGTAGAGCGTAATGACCTGATCACCCAGGCCCAGCGCCTTCTTGGTGCGCTCAGTTGGTATGCTGATGCTGCTCATCACCGACCTCCTTCCCTTCGTACAACAGCTCCTCAAAGTGTCTCTCCGGTATGGCAGGCACCGGCAGTTCCTCCTCATCCATGTCGAGGTATCTCAGGATGAGGTTCAGCTTGGCGTTGATGACAGCCTGCCTGTTGAACACCCGCCTCACGCCCTCCAGCATGAAGTGTATTGGTTTGAGCAGCTCATCTAGTCGAGCAGCGTTAGAGGGGTGGGCCTTCTCCGCCTTCACTTCATCCTTCAGGCTCAGGACCTCCTTCTCCCTCTTCTCCTTCTCCTCCTTCTCCCTGAGGTCGTACACGCGACTAAGGACTGCCCTGCCAGTCACCTGAATGCCATGCTCAGCACAAAGGACGCCAGCGACAGCGTCGTAGAAGTGGTAGTCACCACCCTGGCCCCTCTCCTTGAGCGCATCCTTGTATCCTTGCATGCGCTCTAGGATTTCAACCAGCGCCTTGTTGTCTTCATCTGACCAGTGGTGACGGGGTCCTCTCCTGCCGTCCTTCGCTCCGCTTTTCTTCTTAGCCATTGTCTGTGTCTCCTTCGAGTTCACTATGTGTCTTCTCCTTGCGCCGGTAGTGCGACTCAAGAATCAACGGGTTTCCACCGCTTTCACAGAGAGGCGAGAACTCGCACGGTCTGTTGAAGCGATGACAAGAGTTCAGCGACCTGGGCCACACACCAGAGTGCATGTGCCACTCGAGTCGCTTCACCTCGTTCTTAATGTCCTGCCCAATTGCTTCCAACTGGGCCTGCGTATAGATGATAAGCTCACGGTGCAGCGCCTCGGGGTGGGCTTGATACCACGCCCTCAGGCGACCGATGAACTCAGCGTCCGTTTCATCTCTCTCTCGCTGCTTTGAGTAGAGCCTCCGCTCTCCCGTGTCCTTGTCTATGACGTACTTGCGCTTCTCCATCGGGGTGGTGAGCAGGCGCTTGATTGTGGGCTTGGCAACGATGTCGTACAAAACACCCTGAACCTCCCATCCCAGCTCATTGAGCACCCAGTTGTAAACCAGGGACTGTCGCGCATGCCAGAGCCTGTCGAGGTACGCGCCATCGACCCGGCCCGCCGTCTTAGTCTCGTAGATTACGTGGCCGACGTGGTCATGCCCGGCTGTCTTGGAGATAGCATCCACCTTGCCAGCGATTGCCGGCCCGCCTGGGCTGTTGGTAAGTGGGTAATCAAACTCCCACTCGACCTCGGCAAAGCTTCCCGCCTCGTCCTTGTACTTGGCGTAGTACGCCTCAACCATAACGGTCAACACGCACATGTCATCGCCACTCAGGACATCAACGCTCTTGCCCATCGCCATCAACATGTCGCTCTTAGTGCAGTGCTTCGTCTTCCGAAACACCTCGACGCTGTCGTGAAAGGCAGAGCCCAGGTGCAGGAACCCCGGCCTGTCGATGGCCTCAAGGTTCTGGATGTAGCGTAGCCTGTAGTTCTCAGCGCAGGTTTGCAGTGTCCCCATGCTGCTGCTTGTCAGCTTGATGCCACTCATGACTGCACCTCCCCCTCATCTGTCTGCACGCCAGTAAGGATGCCCTCGGCGTGGAACTTTGCAGAACGGGCGGCAACGTACGATCCCTCTAGTTCAGGGTCCCCTTTGCATATTTCCTGGACGTGTTCACACGCGATGATGATGTCATACGCGGCTTGCTCTATCCTCTCCTCGATTGTCTTTGTTGTTCCCATTTGTCTCTCCTTTTCCGTTGAATAATTCTTCCACGGTCAGCTCAAAGTAGCGGGATAGCCATATGGCTAACCCCAGTTTAGGGTGGCGCTCCCCACGCTCGTACTGAACGAGCGCAGGGTACGACACCGTGTGTCCGGCACCTTGTGCCAACGCGCACAACTGTTCCCGGCTGAGCTTATTGGCCCGCCGGAGCTTCGCTAGTTTCGTGTTCGCGTGTGCCATAATTACTACTCCATTGCCGAACCTCAGCGATGAAGCCAGGGTCCATGATAAGCTTGTGGTAGATGAACTGCACGCCGGGGTCAGGGACATAACGCCCCGCCTCCCAGCCCTGTATAGCCGTGCGGCTATAGCCCATCCACCCTGCCATCTCGGTCTGGCTTACGCGCCGGTCCAGCAAGTCTTCAAGGGCTCTTCGCACCTGTCGTGCAACCCTCGGTTCCCATTTAGTACTCATCTTCTTACTCCTATTCGGTATCCCAATTTTTGTCAATACATTCTGGTTCAAGGGTCGAGATAGAACCATAGAAAAACAACCCAGGCCACTAAGCCCCAGTCCAATTACTCCTCCTTTGTGTCATGTGGTGGGCTGACACGAATCACAAGTTCATCCCAACCCTCGTAGTTAGACTCCCCGCAGACCGGCTCAAGGCACCAGTACTCGTTGTCGAGCACCTTCCCCACGGCCTCGCCCGCGAAATCCGCCTCCACCTCATGCTGTGGGTGGCGGTCCCCAACTCTTACCTCTACTGTGTAGACACTCATCTATTCACCTCCTTTAGTGCGCCGATACGCACACGTTCTTTGCTGGCCGGCTCTGTCCCATGCACAGCATGCAGTCCTTACACTGCACCTTGCGCGACTCGTAGGGACACAGCACCTCGCCCTTCTCGGGCTCCTCTGACGGACTCTTCACCCTGAACGTCCGCCATCCTAAGGCTTGCGCCTCTAACGCCTCGGACGGGCTACCTACGCTCGCCATAGCGTACCTCTTGAGCCACTGGTTGGACTCCTTGCCCCACTCGTGCTCATACAGTGTCCACTTGTTAGCCGATTGCAGTAGCTTCTCGGCCACCTCTCTCGGTACGCTGCTCATGTTCCCATACTCACCGAACCGGGTTGGCTTCTTGCCCACCGCATCGCATGCGGCAACCAGGTCTTCCTCTGCCCTGAGCCCTGCCTTGAACTGCGCTGCCTTCCGTATCAACAGCACATAGCACGGCTCGTCGGACACTTCCTTTGTCCATAGAGTCGGTCGCATCTGGCATTGCCCGCACACGGACTCGTCGGCCCCGCTCATTGCTGCGTCCAACGGTCTCTGGTCTGTGCGGAAGAACGCCACTTGTACCATGTCCCCTGTCTTGACGTTCTTGCTTGGCCTTTTCTCGCAGGACACCACGGCCATGATGTCTTCACCGTCAATCGTTGACGGTCCCTGCCACGCTTTGATTGTCATTTGTCCTTGTCTCCTTTTGTCTCCTTTTGTCTCTGCTTACTTGTCATTGTCCGCTCGAAGAGCGTTGCGCAAGTCTCATGGACCCACGAACCGTTAAACCTTGAGACGCTGCTACCGTAAGTGACCTTGTGGCCACATGCCGGACACAACCACAACGGGTCAGTCGCGAAGTAAATATCTCTAATCTCGTTACTCATCCTAACAGCCCTCCTTGTCCTCCTTGTCCTTCTTGTCCTTCTTGTCCTTCAGCTCCTTGTCCTCCTTGTCGAAGGACCCTAGCATTCGGAGCCAGAAATCAATCTGCTCCTGGTCCGTAAACTTTCGTTGCTTCATTCGCATTGCTAGAATAGTGAATTGATCCATCCGCCCTCCTCACCGACGTTCCCTGTCGATGTCCGTGTCAAATATTTCGGTTTCGATTCGCATACCCTCATGGCAGCCCGCGCACATGAAACCGTCATCAGTTTCAATGCGCTTGCTGTCACTCGTATCACCACAATCGATGCATACAGGCCACCATCTTTCAGCCATTACTCGTCCTCCTTTAGCTGCTCTTCGAGCCACTCGCTGAAGCCGCTGTTGTCTATCCCTACCCGTGCCCCAACGTGGAACACGAAGGGCTCCCGGCCTGACCACAGCATTTCAGGCGTTCGGAACTTTTCCTCTTCGTACAGCGTCGTCGCTTTCCAGTCGTACAAGGTAACGACGCGGCCATCGTCCTCACGGACCCGGTTGGCGGGCCAAACACCTCAATGAGGCGCGCTGGCACAGCGCTAACGTACCCAACGAGGTGCGTCATGTTGACGTCAGCTTGTTGGTCTAATCTAAACTTGCTCATTACTACCTCCTATTGTGCTGTACATGTTGCGAAGTGCTACGCCCGGTGCGGGCGTCATGGCTTTCTTCATGGCTTCTACATTCATCCAGCCACTGTCCCACTCAGGCATATCCTCCGCTGTCGTTATCAAGACACGAGCCACCACGCCCAACTGGGCGGCTGGCCCCCGCATCAACCGGTGGACCGCTGACTGAAACCTGTCATCGAACGGCTCCAAGTGAAGCTCACGATTCTGATTCCCTTCAACGTCCCACCAATACAGTGAAAATAGTTTTTCCATTGTTCTCTCCCTCCCGTTAAAACGGAACCTGGTCATAGTCGAGCACAGCCAAGCTGACTTCATTCACGAAGAACTCATCAACGTCGGTGTGTGCTGTCAAAAGGTTACCCGCTCGGGTCTTCTTCACGCCTTGCGTGAAGCAATTGTAGAGACTCCATGCGTCACGCTTGGAGAACTCCTCGTGCCTTGGGTCGCGCCAATCGCGGTAAGCCACGTTCGCCATAGTCGGCGTAATGACTTCGTTACCCACGGCTACGCCAATCAGGCCGAACCCATCATCAACAGACAACGGGACGGTGCGAAGAAAGTCTCTCCGCTTCCTTGTTGCGTCATAGGCTTCCTGTACCCTGGACACGCCCACATCTATGCGACCAGTAATGTCGCGCAATGCAAAGGTGGTTTGCTTTCGAAACGCTACCTCGAATTCTCCGCTGAATATGCCATTGGAGCACACCAACACGCGGGCACCCGCACAAACGGCAGCCTTGTAGTGCATGTTGTAGCTGGTCCGAAGAGCCAGCTGAGGTGCAATCTCACCGTCGCAGTTATCCAGACCAATGGTGCCGAACAATTCTTGGGGTAAACCCGTTTCTTTGTCCTTGCCACTGGTCAACAGGTTGACGTCGTTGACAGTCCAGCCGGCCGACTCAACTCGACTTAGCACCGTATCCACAAGGAATTTCCAAGGGATGGGTGTCCAACTCGGGGTGGACTCGGGGACTGGAAAGATACCTAAATTTTCGTAGGCAATGGACTTGCCATTACCCATAAGGATTGCATTCATTTTGTCTTCCTTTTGTTATGTATCGTGCCCCCATTGTGAGGCACGGGCAGTTCAACAAGTGACGTTCACCTTCCGGGACAATGCTGGTAGTCCGAAATGAACAACAGTGGTTAGCGACACGCGCCCGCTGTTAGGTTTCTACCTGTAGTGCGCTGAAGTACCGAACGTCGCATACCCATGCCCCACAATAGAGGCACGATACGTTTGTGCATCATGCTCCCATTGTGAGGTACGGGCGGTCGACAAACAGTGGCGCTCCAAAGGCACCTCCACTGCACCCATACCCCACAATGGGAGCACGATACGTTTGTGCATCATGCTCCCATTGTGAGGCACGGGCAGCTAGCCTGTGATACCTGAGCTACCTTTATTGCGCGTTGCACCCATCGCTATATGGCCACGTGCCAGTGCCCTGGCTTGTGTCGATAGGCACTAAGGAATTGAACCCTACCCAGATACCCCATAACCCATGCCCCACAATGGGAGCATGATACGTTTGCTTTTGCTTGTTTCTCAGACCAGAATTGGCCCCAACTATTCACAAGGGTGTCAGTCCTTGTGAGCAGTAAGCGCTAATCCATACATTCACACCGCCTTGTACTCAGTGAGTACAGGCCACTAAAACGATTGCCGCCGGCGGCCCAATCCAAGACAGAACCGCTATCATTACAGCGGTTGCACTTAACAGTCTCTTGTGGGGTGCTCTTTTCAACCTGATCAGCACGGAGACCAGTACCGTCACACTGAGTGCATCGGGTGTCTCCCTTATCCAATAAGGAACTACCAAATCCGTTACAGTGAGTGCAATACTGATTGTTTTGAAATACTGGAATCATGTTTATCTCCGTTTTTTCTTTTGCTTGTTTCTCTCAGACCAGAATTGGCCCCAACTGCCCACAAGGACTAAACATCCTTGTGGGTAGTAAGCGCTAATCCCACAGCGACAGCGTCTTGTTTCTCGCCTCAAGCACGAAATTCTCGTTGCGAACACGCTCAAGCTCAGCGGAAAGCTCAGCTTTCTCGCGCCTCAAGAGCGCCCGAGTAAGCTCAAGCTCATCAGAAAACTCAGCTTTTTCGCGCCTCAATTGAGACACCGTTAAGTCGTACTGCTCAACGCTCTCATTAAGGCGTTCAGATAACTCATGATTTATGGTCTCGATGGTCACAATAGTGGCCTCCGCATCCCTAATCATTTCATTCATCATTACGACTTGCTGTATCGTGCTGAGGAATTTCGTGGGCTCCTTTACGTAAACG